GTGTGAACATCAATTATCGTACTCATCCACTTTGGCCTTAGCCGTATAGGATCTCCGATCAGATCAATTCGGTGAGAAATTTAAAACTCACAAAATAAAAATTCACTCTACCATCTCTGGTGAATCGTACTCCTCACTTTCATCTGCTTTAACAATAATCAATTTAGCAGGCTCTGAAACTGTACGAACAACATCACTAGAGGGGGAATCACGAAGATTCCTTACCTTAGAAGGACTACGGTGTTTGTGTTCTCTTTTCCTTTCCAGTTTTGGTTTTTCAAGACCCTTGGTTTCTAGAACACCAGCTTCAAAAATTTGTTTTGATTTGTCAAAAGGGACTCTAACCTTAGCTAATGATCCTGGAGGAGTTGGATAAGTCACATACGCGGAACCACTATAAGTGGACAAGTGATAAAGAATAGCTGAGGCATGACTGCCAATATACGGCAGAGCAAAGGTCAAAAATTGGCCTACTTTAATTGCTTGGACTATAAACATAAAAACATTACCAGTTGTCCAAGTGCCATCCTTATTGTCAAGTGTTTTTGATTGCACTTGTGAATCAAATTCCAAATCTGCTGTCTTACTAAAAAACTGCATCTCATTCGGAGTAGACGCAGTGTTCGTTACTGACCACGAACCACAGCATAAGTACTTACCAACCTCAGGGAATGAGAACTCTATCTCACCCGACGCAGGTGGACTAAACATAAAGGGTGTGATTTTCTGAGCATTATTATTACCACTTGAAAGACAATTAGTGTAAAAGTCATTTATTCCAACTGGATAATCAATTATTGGTGTTTGCGTCGTACCAGTAGAATAAGCTTGAATACCCATTAACTTTGTTTCTTCAGGTTGCATCTTAGGGTTAAAAAGCTCAATGTCATATTCAACATACAAATCACCAAGCTCAGTAGAAGTTGCATTTAATGCTGGCGCAATGCTAAATTTAGCAGGTGTGTACAACTGACCAGCAGTAGCAACTTCAATATCAGTCTTTGTGAAATATTTTTTCATCCAATTTGAACCCCTAAGCATACAGTTATGTCTTGCATCATGCCAAACACTAACTGACTCAGCACCATTGTAGTTCTTCATTTCATAATAAGAAGAAAAGTTAGCATCTGCCATATCATGCTGCGTAGCAAAAATATTCTTTCCAGGCAGAAGTGAAGCAGTACTTGTCTTAAGTTTGAACTTAACAGATTTCCAAATGTACTGCTCAAAATTCTGGGCTATCTGCGACAGCCAAGGAAAGTTATCAATTGAGGCAGGTTGGAGCATATAGACTATGGGCGCGAAAGACGTTTGAGTAAATAGTGTTTCCAAGAATTCAGTTCTCTTAATTCTCATAGAACCTTGAGGGAACCGATTAGTCATTCGTGACCCAATAGCCGCAGGTGCCTTAAAATTTCGTTGAGTAAGGCCACCTCCAAGTTTAGCAGGTCCTCTCCTAAACCCAACATTCTTCTTAGATTTACCACGCACCAAACGCGCGGACTTAGGCTTAGCTTTACCCTTCTTCTTAGGCTTAGCCTTACCACCATTCCAAACAATGCCTGTAACTTTAGGCATATCAAAATAAGAAAACTCTTAAACGGGCGGCTCTTTAATTAAACCCGTCTAGAGCTGACAACGTATTTGGCACCACTTAAAACTAGTGGTTGCAACGGCTGTATTTTTTGACAAGAAAGGATCAACGTGTCAACAGATCCCTCTATCCCACAGCTCCTCAACAATCGTTGCAATTTAAGCCGCTCAATCCAAAAGGAAAGGCCTCGGGCAAAAAGACAGGTTCGATACCTGTATCTAAAAATTGAACAAATCGCCGCGTGACGCAATTTACGTTCTTGTCGAATATAGTAAGCTCTTCTAGCTTTAAAGAATCTGTCACGCATTTTCCGAGACTTAAAGGGACTGAAGATTCAACGACAGGTCCCTTCCCCTCAGTGTAAATATAAAGTGCCATAAGTTCCATGTCTGTCTTATACATCTTACTTAAGACATCCCAATGGAAGTCAATCTTAGTGGCAGTTTTAGAAGGTTCAGCCTTCAATTCGTTAACGTAGACGCGTTCCATATATTTAATGTAAGAATCAAACAAATCTCTACAACGCGGCTCCATATAGGACGTAATCCTCAAGGAGCAGGCCTTAATATAAGACCACTTAACGCCATGATGTGCATTAGTGTGCCAAATCATCGATGATATAACTTTATCATAATCAGGATAAGGCACTGCAGTACCTTTCAAGAGTCGAGTTCGTTGTGATAAAAATTTTCTTTCGTACAACGGTCCTTCAGACATAGCTTCTCGCTTAGCAATAATGCCCATCTCTTTCCAGATGGTAACAATAGCTTCAACATTGAAAAAACCTTTACAACAGTCAGAGACTGTAAAGAGATTATCATCACCACAAAGGGCTAATTCAACGTTCCGATCAAAACTGTCGAAGTCCTGCAACTCCTCAGGCGCTAATTTCAACCACGCATAACAAAAAATCATATAGAGAATAAGTGTATTTGTAACAATTGTCAAAAAACTTCCAGATGGATTACCTTGTTCTTTCCAGAAAAGATCACCATTAGGACAAACAATCAAAGAATGACTTATCTCCTTAAATAAATTACTGAACCGCAGTTTGTTTACTGCACTTTGCTGTGAGGGTTTAACAAATCCCCACATAACTTCACGCAAAGCTTCAATCCACACTGAATGGATTGTTGCATCCCACGCTGTCTCGTCACATTCAGCAGCATTAGGATGCTTAGAAAGACGTTTAAAAAGAACGTCCCAACAGGAATTAAAAGTTGAACCACCAACAAAGGCTGGACTGTGTGCCCAAGAATCATAAAATTTTGCACACATATCACCACACGCACCAATTCCAGCACATGTGTTTCGCCAATTTGCGGCGGTATACGCACGAAAATCATCCTTTTCAATTTTGGATATTTTCCGCAATTCACTCTTCGGTGATAAAGTATAAGGTTCGCAAGATGAAAATTCTAACAGACTAAGTCTGTCAAGATATTCTTGATATTCCTCTTTTGCGAACGAAAGCTTTGTTTCAAACAACTTGCGTTTCGTGCTAAATGCAGGATTTCCCTTATAGGGCCTGGTGTATGGAAAACCGGGAGAACTATTCAAATTTAACTGGGTTCTGACATAATCAAAACTCCAATCGATACTACTGTCTCCCATAAAACGAAATTTCCGAGCACACCAATCTTGGCATAATGGTACAAGATTGACGTCAGGTGGCGAGAGTGGGGTACAATAACGTGCACAATTCTTAATTGCACTAAAACGACCAGGCACTCCATATCGCCAAACATTATGAGTTTCTTCAATAGTTTTTCCTTCTTTCTCATAAACCATACTAAGCCAATCATAAAAATAATTATCCTTATGCATTTTCTTACTATTTCCTGTTTTATAATCTGAGAGTCGCCACATAGACCCTAGATCAAGATCACACTGGTGATCCCAGTCCAGTGATCCCCCACTTACCACGTTTAGAGTTGGAAATGCGGTTCTAAACGCCTGGACCGGTAAGCGGAGGCTCATTGAAAAGTTGACCAGGGCACACCCTCATTGGCGGAAACTGAATATTTCATACCGCCAGTATGTATCGACAAGATGGATTGACCATCATTCGATAATAAGGGTAGCCCACAATCACCAACTTGCGTAGGTACATCATAAACAATCAAACGTGTATTTGTAAGAATTTTACCCTGAGCAACCCATCCGCTGCCAGAAGGTAATCTTCCCTTCATATGAACCTTTGTAAAAGCAAGTGGTAAAGGTTTTGACCAACTATACTGCTTAATCCCGCTCATGTTCCCTGGGTAATGAACCCAGACATCTCCCTTACCATCCCGGACCGAGGAAGATGCGACAAATTTACAAACCCATTTAGGGTTAATTGTTTTTCTTAAGTCAAAACACTCAGCCTCTTTAGCAGAGATCTCAAAAACTCTATCTTGTATACGCAAAACAAGAGGCTGGAGTTTATAAGTAATTTGAGCAGGATGCGTAACAAACCAAATACCATTCTCTGATGGTGTACACTGTGATTGATACTCTTTAAGTTCACCTAAGTGCACAGTACCAGTAATAATATCATTCAACGAAATAGGTACCTTAGAATTAGCTTCCATCGATTCAGCCTTCTTTGGCTTGGCTTTACGCATTGCAGCATGGCTAAATGGACACTTACTATCAATTTCAAACTTACAACGTAAACAATTTCGTGTAGAAAAAATTTTCTTAGCCTCAGCGACAGCAACGTGGGGTTTATTACACTCAGATCGAGTGCATGTGCCAAAATAATTGGCTAAACATGGTAGCGATTTACCTTCGCTTTCTTTAGGTTTCCACTGCTGGCGAGGCTCAAATGGCTTAGCAACAACAGTAAGGTTAGTTGGTAATGAAGTAACAACTCGAGCGGCATACTTTCCAACTTCCATGCCTGCGCCGACAACAGCGCTTTCCCAAAAACCTTCTGCATTTTTCTCCACTGGAATGGGCCCCTCTAATTCAAGAAGAACGGGAGCATCTTTCCTTTTCCAGATATTTTTAAGCCAAGAAAGATTCTGTCCAAAGCCTTCAACAACTTTCTTAGTACTATACTTATACCGCTTATAACCCGTACTCTTCCCTTTCACATCATGAGTCGGTGATATACGGACAACATCCATAACTTCCGGAGCGGCTTCACGCTCAACTCCGTCAAGAAATTCGAACAAATCATCATAATATTCATCAATATATTCCTGAAGTTTCTCACGTTGTTCATAAGTAAAACGCACCTGCTTATCACCAATTGTCACAAGCATTTCATCTTCCGGTCCAAAGTCAGACACATCTTGATTAGTATACATCTGGACCAACTGAAGAATTCGCCGACGATTATTGTCACCATACTCTTTGTTACTCTTACCACCTTTAGACTTGCCAAATTTTCCTTCAGGCTCTTTTGGTAGTATCTCGTTTTCAACAATAGGGGATTGTTTAAGGGTAGATTCTTCCTCTTCCCAAAAACCCTTATAGAGCAAATAGATGACAAACAGAAAAGTAACAGCATAAGCTGCATAGTAAACACCAAACTTGGTAAATTCGCTGGCAATAAACCATGGATCTCCATAAAAGGGAAAACCTTGTGCCCTATTTATGTGGCGGAGAATCCATGCATGACACGACTGGTGACGCTGACCAGTCACATGACTTGTCCACTGAGCTGAACCTATGTTAACGTTAATCGGTAAGTTACAGATAAAACAATAGGTTAAATGTTCTTTGTAATCACGGGCTCCTTTACAATCTTTCAAATGAGATTGTAATGTTGCATTATCAAGAAAACCCATACGACAACAAACACAGTCATTTTCACTGTATCTAAAAAGCTCTATAGTGGGCATAACACTCCCTTTCTGTATGGGATCACGCATAAAATAAGTCAGTGGATCAATATGATAATCAAACATAAAAAACTGAGCATCAAAGTACTCATTCCCACTGCAACCCAAAGGATTCAATATAGGTTCTAAACAAAAACAAGCGTAGATCTTTTCTCCTTGAATTAAGGAAGCTTCAAATTTCTTTCCACGCTCATCCTCAGTGAGCTCATAAGTAGCACGAGCATACTCAGTTGGCATCATAATGAAATATTTAAAAATGTGCAAATGTTGATCAAACTGTTCAATACTCTTAAGTTGCATTTTGCAAACTGCACATACTATACCTTCCAAAAGAGGCTCTTTAGATTCTGACTTAATTTCAGTCATTTCGATAGAGGGAGCTTGCACACCGCCATAAACAAAAGGTACCTCTGCACCCTTCCTACGTTCTGCGGCCTTATCCATCATGTGCTTACCTTTCTTCTGCCACCCTCCATCAGGCCTAGGCTGACCAGCAGCACTAGCCATCGTATCAGCCATAGCTTCGATATCACTTGGGTCGCTATCAGCAAGTTTCTTCCCAAGATTACTAAGATTATTTTGCGTCTTTTTGCTCAAACCAAGCTTTACGCCAAACCAACCGGCCATCGTCATATAAGTGCTCGTAGTCTGCACATAATTAGATGCTTTTTCAAAACCATGATGCATTGCTTGTAAAAAATCTTTACCATAAAGCATAAAAGCACCAAGAAGAATAAGAATTATCATATCCCACATATATTGCATCTTACCTTTGCCTTCACCAATTTTGGTAGAAAGTAATCCATTTACACAGACAAAGGAAATAACGGCCTGGACCACTAAGGTAAAGACCCCTGAAGTTGTGGCAGAACTAGAAAGTTTAACCGCATCATTGCGAGCATGATTAACAGCATCACTAACCTTCTTAAGCTCATTTTTTACACCATTGGCTGTCTGCGAGGTAACACTAGTAACACTCTTCGCCTGCATCTCCAACATAACGGAGAAGGTCTTTACAACACCAGAAATTTTTTCATTTTCTTCCTGTAGACGAAGTGAAAAATTATTAATTTGTTCACTAGTTTGCTGAGAACCACGAGCAATAATTGTAGACAATTCTGTAATTGCGTGGCTAGCTTTCACGTTTTCCTCACGAACGGTTTGGGCAACAGCTTTAACATCCTCTTGGGCAGGGCGCACAACTCGCTCCTGCACAATCGTGACAGCATTCATCCACCACACACCTGCATTCTGCTTGACCCAGAATACAAATAGGCAGACAAAAGCAAGAACAACTAAAGCTTCCATTATTTAGGGATAAT